TGTCATATTCGCCTGTGTCTGGTGCTTCCATTTGCTGTGGTTGTGTGCGCATTTGGAACTCTTCAAACTTTGCGCCTATTTGTTCGATAAATGCCTTGGCAGGTTCTATGAACTGCTCGCCATAATCTTTTTCAACCATAGTTAATACTGCTGTTTCGCCTTTTGGAAATTCACCCGTTTCTCTATCAAAGTAACTAAGAATAAACTCGCCTAATGGTGTCTTTTGTTCTTTTTCTAGTGTAATCTCATCGCCGTCTGGGCCTTGAATTTTGTCGCCCTTTTTCTTGCCGTCTTTTTTAGCTTGTCTTACAGCGTTAGCATATGCGTTGCCTTCTTCTGCATCTTCAATGTCATCTTTGATTTTAACGCAGTTGTCTACACGCTTGCCACCTTTCATTTTGGTGCCCATACGCTTGTAGCCTTTCCAGCATACCTTGCCGTCTACGCCTTTTTGTTTTTCTTCGTCTAGTGTGCGCCAACTCGGATTACCACACTCTTCACAAACATGATCTGAGAACTGACCTAGTGTTGCTTCAAATGCTGCTTCTAATTCAATTTCTTCTTTTGTCTTAGCTGCTTTACTGTACTTGTCTTTTAGTCTGCCTAGTTCTTCCTGGCTAGCACCTTCACGTCCTGCCTTTGCAGCCTTTTTCATATATTCTTTGCCGTGCTTCTTAACACCTGTGTAATACTGTAAGCCAGACTCGTCTAAATCATCTGGACCCAGTTCTGTTGCTTTAGTGCCTTCTTTTACTAGTTTGTAAATGTAAGGAAATACATCTGCCAGTTCTTCGTTAAACTGTTTAATAGTCAGCTCGTCAATCCAGTTCTCTGCAACATCACTCGGAACATCTTCCATCATTGGCTTTTCAAACGCTGCAAATGTTTCTGCATAGTAAGCTGGCTTTTGCAGCGACTCAATTGTTTTCTTAACTGTAGCAATACGCTCTTTAACAATATCTGTATATCCTGCTAGGCTTTCTGCCATCACAGCACTACGTCCCATATAGTTCTTAAACTTACGTAGCTTTGACATTTCTTCTGACAATCCAGTAATATGTGTTCCAAAGTCGTCAAACGGTTTGCCGCCTTCTGCTACATGACGAGCCATTGCTCTTGCGCCGCTTAGGTGTTTGTACGGATACATAAAACGTTCGCCGTCTGCACTTTCGATATAAATTTTACCAATGCTGCGTGTGCGTCCTGCTGCGCTTTCTTGATTTACATTTTCTGTATGCTTAATCATAATACGTGCTTCGCCTACATTTTGGTAACTAATCTTTGAAGTACCATAAAGTTTTGATTCTGTCATGTTTCCGTCCTCAGAGCTATTTTTTGCTAAGAATTTATAATCTCTTTTATCTAAATTTGATTTAGTAATATCTCGAACACTAAAGTCTAGCATACGCTTTTTACCAAAAACTCGTAGTTCTTTTAAAAAGTTGTGCCACCCTTTTTTTGTTATATCAGCTGTATCTTCTGCAAAATCTTTACTAAAGATAACAGTTAAACCTTCCTCTTCGTCAAGATTAACACTAATTTTACCCAAACCTTTGTAGTCAAAGTCAAAGTATCTTGCTGCAATAGGTTCGTTGGTAACATTGCCGTCGGCATCGCCAATAGTTACGCTTGGAAATCTTCCGCGCAATTTATTGAATAATTCTTCGCCTATTTTACTAAATTCTCTCATACTGTATTTATCAATAACTGCTACTTACGAAGATAGGCATTGGCATTTCATAATCTTCAAGCGATTCTGCTTGATTAAATGTGTTATATACCCTAGGATCCCAATCTTTTAACACTGACATCATGCGTAATGCAAGTAATGTTGCACTCACTAAGTCGTCACCCATACCTGATTTTGCTTGAAAACTTGAGCCTGTTGCTACAAATCCTTTAAGCTCACTTATAAGAGGTTTGCTCCTAATAGTCATCTTATCGTTTTCTATCATAGTCTTTAAACGACTGCATGCTGTAATTTTAGTACTGTGTGTAGTATTAAATCCTTTGCGGAACTTTCTTACATGTCCTTTGCGCATTGGTTCGCTTACAAACAGTCCAGGAATGTTTTCTTCACCAAAGTCATTAATAACAAGTAAGCATGCTTCGCCTATACCATTATTTTCAACACTCCAATATATGCCGTTTGTATTATTAGTTTCTTGTTGTAGGTATTTGCAAATATCAGCAAGTACTCTAACTTGTCCCGGTATAGCAGTTTGATTGTGTTGCCATTCTGCTACTTGTTCATAACTAGGTAATTCAAAAACTTGTATTGCTGCATTGTCTCCTCCTGTACCCATACTTGGATCAAGTGCTACTGCATATGTATATTGTGAACTAGGCTTTTTGTACCAACGTGTTTGGCCCATATTAAGTATAGGTGATTGCCCTTCCATTACAGCAAGTTTTAAACTGTTAATAAGTGTTTCATCAAATACGAGGAATTCGCAACCGTATTCTCGTCGAAACTTCTCTTCGCCAATACGTCCAATTTCTTCTTCTTTCCATTTGTCGTCACGATCTGGATGTTCATCCCATTGTGCTACAAAACTGTGAAAGCCGTTTGAACCTAGTTCTTGTTCGTTTCCGTGTGCATCAAACTTTTCTTCTGCTTGTTTCCAAATGGTTGCAAACGTATCTTCATCCGAGTTAGGTGTACTTGTAATAATAGCTCTACCACCTGTTGCTAGTGTAGGTGATATTGAAGTCCAAAACTCTTCGGCAATGTTGGGTTGCACGAATGCAAACTCGTCACAGTACAGTAGCGAGATACTCATACCACGTCCTGTGTTGCCCGTTGTTGTTTGTGCAACAATACGACTTCCGTTTTCAAACTCAATTGATTGTTTATTGTAGCTTGTAACCCCTGCTCTAATATGATCGGGACAAGTTTCATACACAAAGCGTATACGAGACATAATCTCTTGCGCACCTGTGTATTTGTGTGCAGCAACTAGAATAGTTTGGTCTGGATTAAACATTGCATACCAAGCAAGGTATATACTAGCACAGGTTGTTTTACCTGTTTGTCTAGGCATCATGTTAATGTTAAAGCGATAACTATGATAACTGTGCATTAGGCGCAACTGATATTCAAACGGATCAAACAACAGCTTGCCTTTTACAGGGTGTTGTATATAAGCAAACTTACGAGCAAAGTACAAGTACCCTTCGTCAGGATCCATGCAAGCCATAAGATCTGCAACTTGTTCTTCGGTAAACGTTTCTTGCCTGTTTGCTTTTTTAATTAAGACACCGTCTAATGATGCTGCCATTATTATCTATCTCCTATATAATATTTATATATAGAATCTTTAATATATTGCGGACAATCGTTTGGTATATTTACTGTTTGAATAAAATGCCTGCACATATTATGTAAAAGCTCTGGTGAAAAGTTTTTATAATATGAGCTAAAATCATCCGAATCATCGTAATTTAAATTAAATATTATTTCTTTATCAAAATAATTATTTACACACTCGAAACTAGCATTGGGTTTAATCAAATCTTCAAAATAAATTACATCGGTATTTTTATATTGTGTTTCAAACTCATATGCATGCTTTATTCGAGTAAAAAAAGAATCTTGAAACATTCTTAATAACGGTGGCGGCAGTTCACTTATTGAAGATGCAGATACTGATTCTGTATATAATTTTGAACTGCCTTTAAATGCAGTATTATCATTATCTCTAAAAAGTTTTGTTCTTGCAATTGCATGACTAAAAATACTTTTCCATATATCTTTTCTTACAATTGCAAAAGTTTTATATCCATTAAGTCTCAACGCAGTCAAGTCTAATAAATCACCAGGAAATGATTTAAATCCAAAATAATTCGATCTACAATTATCTTCTAGTTCTTTTAATCTAGGCAAGGGATTTAAATCTAAACTATTAGACATAATTTTAAAAGGTTCATAAAAATCGTGCCGATCATTAGCTACATGAATATTATCTATTGTTGATAAGGTTTTTGCAAACACCGTTGTACCACTTCTTGGAATACCTGTTACTACAAATTTATTCATTATTATTTCTCACTAATGTTGAAATTGTTTGGTGTATCTCTTCTAAAGTCATATCAGTAAAGCTGTTTAGCAGTCTTCCAACTGCCATTGACTTAACACTAAGTAAATCGTTAATTTCATAAGTTTCAGAAGTCACGTGCCAATTTCTGTCTTGAAAGAACTTTAGTGCTTCTATATGTAAACTGTTATCTAAAAATTCTATATAATATTTTCTGTTTTTAAATATATTAACAATTTCTAACGTACATCCGTTATTTTTTAGAATAATAGTTCTATCTATAAGTTTTCCATCTCGAAGAAGTTTAGCAGCTAATCCTCGTATCCCAGTGCCACCATTGTCTTCATACTCAGTTCCTCTATAATAAAAGTCATCTACTGAAGTAGCATTTCGATTAACTTCTGTAATTTCTTGTTTGTGTACAATCATACAATTACTTAGTCAAAAAAATAGAGCCCGAAGGCTCTATTTGGTGTAACCCCACCGTAGTTTATTTTTTCTTAAATTGCGGAGGTACTTCACCTTTTTTAGGCTTGCTACCTTTTTTCTTACCAGCGTTATCGTCTTTGCCAGGCTTCTTGTCTGCCCAGTCTGGAACACCGTCGCCGTCAGCATCTGGCTTTTTCTTTTCGCTAAGTGCCGCCATTAGTGTTGCTTTAATGTTTTCAGTGTTCATTGGATTATCGCCGCCGGCTGTTGCAGGATATGATTTTTTCTTTTTGTGCATGTCGTTACCATTTGGAATAGCATCACTCATGTCGCCATACTGTGCATCCGGTTCGTTTGCATAATCGCCTTCAACTTCGATTTCGTCTTCAACTTCTTCCATCTCTGGTTCGTCTTGTGGTTCTCCAACAATGCTTGCTAAACGTTCCATGTCCATACGTGGCGAAAGCATTTTAGCACTTACTGGCTCAGCTGCACTCATGCCTGCGTTTTTCATCATGTCTAGCAAATCAGCAACATGGTCTTTGCCGCTGGCATTTAAGCTAACACTCATTGTTACTGGATTACCTTTGTCCATCTCTGGCGCAGGCAGTGACGGAGGCATTCCCATTGGGCCTTCTAGTGCATCTATAGATTCTAATAATTTTTTCATTGTTGACATTTTTAACTCCCTACCGGACTGGTATTGTTTTGTTTTTCGTCTATATCTTTTGACTCTCCAACCGGTGCACCTTCTGCGCCGCTGTGTTCATTTTCTTTTTGAGCTTTTTCTAACTCTTTTAACAAGCTCATTACTCTACTTTCGCCTACATCTGCCTGAGCGCTTTCGCCACCCATATCTTCTTTAGTAAGCATTGCTTCATACGGCGCATCGTCTTTCATTTCTTGATATAGCTCTTGCGGCTCATTTGGATTGCGAACAATTAAGTGACTTTGTGATATACCACAGCATTGTCCAATATATTCTTGTAATGTTTGCACAGTAGTAGGATATTCTGTTTCAACTTCAAAATACGTAACTTCCATATTTTGTAACTGAGGAAAGTCTAATGGGCGTTCTTGAATTGGTGTTTTCTTACCAGCCGAACTACCTAGTAGTTTAAATTTTTGTAGTGCAGTTTCCATTCGATCCTGGAACCCTTCAGGTAGTTCTCCTGCGACTCCTATCTTAAACTCGTAAGTTTTTTTAGATTCTGTTAATAATTGCGCAAATGATCTCATTCGTTGTTCCCTATCTATATATTATTTATCTTTATCCATACCTTTTAGACGCTGTATGAGACTGTTTCTATCAGTAACAACATAGCCTTCGCCGCTAATCATGCCACTTTCGCCGTTGCCACCATCTTTATCCATTTTTTCTTTTTTAAGTTGCAGATCAATCATCTTTAACTTTTTGTCTAGTTTTGCAACTTTAGCATCTAAACTAGTTTTAAGCATGCCGCCTGCAACTTCAAATACTCTACTAGCATAACGACTTTCAACATTCATACCTAAATCCATTAAGTCTTCATATGCTGACATTGCTTTATCAGCAACTTCATTAAGTTCTTTATCAGCCATCTCGCCGAGGCCTTTTACAGCAGGCAATGCACTTGCAATTTTATCAAACTCTTCTATATCACGAAATGTTTCTTGTCGTTCAAGATCATGTTTAGTTTGTTCTGCTTCTTGTAACTCCGCTTGCGCAACAATTTCTTGTGACTCGGGCAAATTTAACAAGTCTTCTAATTTTTTTGTCATTGTAATTTTCCATTAACTGCTACTATTATTTATCGTTTTCGACCAGTATGGAAGATATCGTCTTCTGTTACAATTCTAAAGTAAATGCCTTTTTGTTTGCACCATGCTCTTGCAGCTTCCCATTTAGCCTGATTTACAATCCAATGTGCTTGATTAAGTTGCGAACGTCCTAATTTTTCTTTAATTGCTTGGTTAGCGGGTTTAACTTCTATAAGTTCTACACGCTGCTTACCGCCTTTGTCGCCATAAGCAATAAAAAAGTCAGGAACATAAATTGTTTGTTTTCCAGTTAACGGATTTCTATATGGAATACGTATTGCTTCACTTGCCCACTGAGTAACACTAGGATGTTCATCGCAGAATTTCATAAAATGAAACTCCCAGCCGCTTCTATATGTTGGAGTTTTTGTTCCTACATATTTGGTAGGGTTTTTAAGTTTGAACTTTCCTTGAGCAAAGCGACCCATATCAAACTATTATATTCCGTTGATCAAACAATAAATTTTCTGATTGCTGTCGATATCCAATAGAACTAGTTTTACGTCTGTTAGCGTTTATTATTTGTGCAACAATGTTGCTTAATTGAACATCATTAATACCCTTTAATGTATCTATTAATTTAAATACAGGAACACTATCTCTTTTAGATTGTTCTAATAAAACACCTGCGGTATTAACAGCAGCAACTTTTTCAAAACCTCTTTTAAGAAAATAGCCAATAACAGCGTCAACTTCATTTTGTAGATAGCTAACGGTATTATTATTGCTATAATAATTATTAAAATATACTAGTGTGTCTTCTGTTGCTGTTTCTGCTGGAAGTCCGGAATTTGTCATAATTATACCTTTTTATTTTATGCCGTTTTGTTGCATAGCATCACTAGCCATATTAGCAAGTTTAGCATCGCCGCTTGCTGCCTTGTCGACTAGACTATCGATTATTGCTTCTCTATCTGCTTTTGAAGGCACCTGGTTAGTAAAATCAACATAGTTGTCGTATGGCAATAGTCCTGCATTAATTGCTTTGCCTGCTAAACTTTTTCTAGCAGCCGATTTTGCTTTTTTTCGAGCTGTGCCGCTTGCAGGAGCACTACTACTTAATGATCGTGATATTCTTGCACCATCTTTTGTTTCATATGTATTTTCTGCCGGCGGCGCCACAGGTGCATTAGTATTTTGTGTATCTTGTTTTGGAACTGTATATATATTTCCTGTTTGATCAAATTGAGTAGTTTCGGTTATTGTAGTTGACTGTGTTGCTGGAGTGTTTGAACTTCTTGTTAATGCTGGTTCATTAGATGTTGGTGGATTTAGTAAACTAGGTCCAGAATAAATATTGGATTGAGGTACAGTAAACGGACTTGGACTATTGTCATATCCTGTTTCTGGATCAGTAAATGCAACAGGTTGGCTATCTTTACCAATAGCTCCATTAGTATATTGAACTGATTCATATGCAATACTCATTACATTCTCATTTAATCCAGCACCGTCTGCTGCATCGACACCGCCGTGATTCCATTGTGAAATAATTGGATTTACTAATGTATATGCAAAATATTGTTGACGCGATAACTGATATATTGTAATACTAGTAAAAAATGGTCCAGTAGTACCGTTATCTAGCCCATACTTAGGAACACTTTCGGCATACTTATCTCTAGTTGCATAAGGTCCTGCAACCAAGGCATTTTTTTGTACATTATGTCTGCCATCTAACCAATAGTACTTATAATACTCTTCAAACAATGCCCTAGTTACACCTAAGTTATCATCATGAAAAGTAATATTAACATCATTATAGTCTATGTTTGTTTGAAATTGTTTAACTCTGTTGTATTGTTTTTTATTTTGAACATTAACTCTAAAACTTGGCAAATCTGCACTTTTAACTAACACTCCAATTTGTTTTTGAAATGCAAAAGCATTAACAGTACCACTATTACCTACTTCTGGACTAGGTTCAAAAAGACAATGATATAAAAATTTTGTTTTAGGTGCGAATGCTAATCCGTATTCGTTAAACAGATTCTTTGCGTGTCTATAATCACGCATATGAATGTCATCTCGTGAACTTGCATATTGATTTTGTACTGTTGCCATACTAATATTTATCCAATAAAAAAACGGGAGTTAAAAAGAAACTCCCGTTTTATAATAATGGCAATTAAGCTAAACTGTATTAAGCGCCTTGGCCTGTTACTGTTTCGCCGCCTGTACTGCCTTGTGTCGATCTTGCTGTTGATATACCTACACCTTCAGGAGCACCTGTACCAGTTGCACCATATTGTATAGCATTATCATAACGAATAGTTAATGCAATAGTAACTGGTTCGTTTGTTGCATAGTTTAGTGAATTATAATTTGCACTTTCTATATAACACCCTACCAATTCAAATGCATCAAGCACATTTGCATTGAAGCCGCCGTTGCCGCCATCTAAAATTTCAATTTTAGTTGTAAATTTATATGACGCTGACGATACTGCACTTGCTTGCTCAAAGAAATCAAATTGTCTTTGTAGTTGTCCGCCAACAATTTTTTGTACATTGTTGTTTGCATCATCACGTAAATTAATTGTAACTGGTTCCCAAGTATGCTTACCTGCAAGATATGTTCTTGAGTTATAAGCATCGATTGTCATTTGTTCAAATGACAAATTTGGACGACTTACATCGATTACGTTTTGTGTTAAGTCTCTAGTACCATTAACACTTACGCCGCCGCCAAATCCTGTAAACAGAGTGCGGAAACGATATTGTAACTTAGGCATTAGGATTGAACTGTTTGAGTTCGCACCGCCTGTTGGTACACTAATATTGTCTAAAGTTGTAATTGCCATTTATATCTCCTATTACAGTAGTATTTATGCATATGTGGGTAGGGATATTTCCCTACCCATTAAGTACGCATATTATCCTAGTGCTGCAATCTCTCCTGTGTTCTTAATACGCAATGGTATGTAAATAAACTCAATTGCTTTTACTGGCTCAATAGCAATGTCTAAATATAGTTCATTTCTATCAATTCTTGCCGGAGTATTATTTGACTCATCGCATACACTTAAGAAGTCATACAAAGCTCTTAGTCCTACTAATTCAAGTAATAGAGCATCTGCTGCTGCTTTGACTTGATCACGTGTGATCTTATCATTTGGCTCAAACAAGTATGGTCTTGCAAGTAGTTCTAATTGTCCACGTAGGTAAACTGTAAGTCTTGCTACGTTAACCCTATCTAGCGCACTTGCATTTCTTGCACGAGTCTTTTGTCCAAATACAACAAGGCCTGCACCATTGATAAACGTAATTGGATTAATTGCGTTTGAATATAGTGTGTCGCGCTGTCCTGTGTTTAAAGACACAGTTTGGAATTCGCCCTCTGATGTTACATAACCTGTTGATGTAGCGTTAGTTACACCGCCGCGTCTTGTACCTGCTGGAGCAAACCATGGATAAGCAACTTGGTCATTTAATATCATTGTGCGTAGTGCCATATGACTTGGAGGAACAACAACGTTGTTGCCTAAATTATCACTTGAGAAGCCCCATGGATAGTACATACCTAGGTATTCATCACGGCTAACTGCACCATTGTCATTATCTTCGACTGCGCCAGCAACGTTAGTTGCCCACTCACTAAGTGATGTTGCATCTGGTGTTAGTCTTGCAGGCGTGTCGCCTACAACAAATGCTGTTAAACGTCTGTCGTAATTTAGTGCTACCATTTCACCGATTAGCTCTGGATAACCTGGGCAAGCAATTAAGTTAAACTGACGTGATTCTTCATCACGGATGTCTGTGTTACCATTTACAGTTGCCTGTAGTGCTTGTACAACAGTCTTGCGTACTGCATGACGTCCAAATGTTCCTGAACCGTCTACATTATTGCCTGAAGCAGTAACCCAACGATGTGGATAGTAGTTTGCCATTGATTGATCTTCAAGCGAACCACTGTTGCCAATTACTTGGAAACGCCCATTATCAGCAGTTGTATCAATATAGTTGCGCTCAAAACGCTTAACATTAAATCCACTTCTGCGCATGTTCCATAGCAACATACCTTTTGGATATAGTGCTGGATCCGGAGCATCTGGATCTA